AAAAAAGCGATGAGTGGCCTCAAGCAGGATCCGCGAAACGCTGAATTGGCGAGTAAATCTGAGGATTTCAACGATGAAAATCCGGCTACGGGTGAAAGCAAGAGGAAATATGGTGAGGCTAAAAACTCCCAAAATCTCTGTGAGTGCTCGATGCCTTTGAAATTTCATCGCATGGAAGGGAATGGTATGTATGCTTTGTCGGTTTGGAGTTGTGGAAAGCCCAATTGTGGTGAGTACAAATTTCCGGCCAGTCAAATGAAACCGCCCCAGCCTCGGTATTGCGCGAAATTGTGTTTGAACAAACGATGTCCGACGAAGGACTGTAAATTTGCACACCCGGAAGAGTGGGTTATTAACAGTATCCTTTGTCCGAATATGTCGTGGGATCAAGCTTTGAATAAACGAAGAAGTTGCAATTTTGCCGCCGCGTGTCGATATTCCCATGATGAGAATGATAAAAATTCCGTCAGTGGTGAGATGTTGATAAGTTGGGCGGAATTGGAGCGACTTTCGGAAAAAGTTTCAAAAAACCGACAGGCCCCGGCGGCAACGCCGGGGACACTCGAGCTTCCGTTGGCGAAGAAAGTGAGGGGTGCCCCAATTTGGTGGCGCAAACTCAGTTCCAAGGAACAGGAGCAAGTGTTGTCGGAATTCGAGCAATTCTCAAGAGACCCGAAACAAATCGAAAACCAAGAGAAGGTGAGAGCGCTGGCTCCGCCACCACCTCAACAACAAACGCCAGTGCCGGCAGCGTCGACGATGTCTGGGACAATGTCCCCGGCTTCAAACGACTCAAAAACCGACATGCACTAAATGTGGCGCCCGCAAATTATCAAATTGACACGAGAGTATGGAAATCCGTACCTGAAGTCAAAGATTTTGTGGTTCCACAAGTGCAAGCGAGGGATGAAAAAGACTCGTTTTTGGCGCATTTGAAATATCTGAATTTTAATGAGACACCGAAGCATTTCAGAGACATGATGGATTTGGTTGAGATTGAGTATATCCCCGCACAATGGAGATGGAAAGGTCCGATAACCGATGAACAGATCATGACTGCAATGCTTGCGGTGGATATGTCGAAGAACACCGGACACCCGTACTGCCTGAAATGGAAGACCAATGGTAAATTCTATGAGGCGGTTGGGTTGAAAGTGATACTCGAATTGGTAAAGGCACGACTGAAAGCATATTTGAAATGGGATCGTAAGACTGAATCGCCGATGGATCCAATTAGATTGTTTATAAAGCGAGAGCCGCATAAACGAAATAAAGCGGAAAATAAGCGTTGGAGGTTGATATGGAGCATTTCAATTATCGATAGGTTGTGCCATGACATATTGTTTGGGGACAGTTGTACAGCCGAATTGGAGAACTATGAAAAGATACCGTCGAAACCGGGATTGTCGCCACTCTATGGAGGTTGGGATCGATTTTACCGGCAATTGAATGACGGAGGACTTTTCATGGCGATGGACAAATCGGCTTGGGATATGACAGTCCCTGGTTGGTTGTACACGGCAGATTGTGAAATTCGTGAAAGGTTATGCGTAAATTGGCCTGCAAATAGTGATTTCGAGAAAATGTTTCGGAATTCACATTATGCATTGTCGAAAAGCAAAATCGTTTTCTCGGATGGAACTTGCCTTGAACAACGTTTTCCGGGGATAACGAAATCGGGAAGTAAACTCACAATATCTATGAACTCGCGTAGTCAATATATGCTTAAAGTGCTGGCTTCTTTGTCACAGACAGGAACCTGGGACCCAAGGGCTGATATGTTGTGTTCTATGGGAGATGATACGATAGAGAGAGTGGGAAATCTCGATGTTAAAACGTATGTGGATTGGC